AATCCACCACCAGCGAGAGATGGTGCAGATTCACCCTTTAGAGAACAATTGATTGGGTGTTTTTTACCAGCTGAATAAACATAAATTACAACATCAGTATATGGTTCAGAACCACCAGTTTGTCGGCCTGTATATTTTTCTGCACCAACAACACCTTCAATTGTTGTTTTTCCAGCTTTAAGTGTTATTGGATTGCCTTTATTTTTTTTCACGGCATCTTTTATTTTTTGTATGACACCATTTTCTTGGCGTTCTGCTGATGCACCTGCCATTATAACTCCGTGAAATCTATGTTGTTATTAAATTGCACATCAGGTTGTAAATCAAAAAATTCTGCAATATTGTGAACACCACTCTTCAAATATTCATATGCCTTTTGAAAGAGATTCATCAAATAATTTTTAACTCTTTCTATAATACCCGTAATAATGTTTTCTGTTAGTAATGCACCATTGTAATATTCCAATTCTTCTTCTAATTTTTTTACACCCAATGCAATAACTGTCCAATATCTATACTCACCAGTTTTACCACCTTTTGATTTAACTGAGGTTGATTTGAATCTAACTGTAACACCACTCTTCGCAACAACTTTATCTAAAAATGCTTTGTTTGTTGACTTATATAAATGTGGTTCATCACCATTCGGATCACTTGATAAAACATATTCAGCATATGCAGTAGATTTTGGATTAAATTTGACTTCACCAGTCATCGCTTCTCTAATAAACGCTCTACGGAAATCTTCATTCTCTGCAAATGCTTTTTGCATTAATGCTTTAACATCGTTGTTTACTTTATTTGCTTGTGTAAGAAACTTGTCTTTACCTTTTTGAATCTCACCTTCTACTTTACCTTTGGCGATTGCGCCTTTAGTTAGTGTGTCTATCTTAGACCAAATCTCTTTAAACAAATCTTGTTCAACATCAATTCCAGATTTCTCCATTGAACGGAGAGCTGCATAGAATGTAGCTTTAGATTCATTTACACCACCAGACATAAGTTGGGCTGCACCCATCTTTAATGAGATTCTGTTTGTGCCAATAAGAATGTCTGTCTTTGGTGTTTTAGTTGCAGGTGGAACTTTCTCTGGTAACCAAAATCTAGACCACTCAGTAGTAACATCAACACCTTTTGTTGCCAATTTTGATGCGGATTTACCGGTGATACTTTGTGACTTCAAATACTTAACAATTTTCTTACCAGCATCTGGTGCAATAGTCTCGGTCTTTGGTGCAGGTTTTCCATTCCAAGCCGCTACAATGACTTCTTCAAAGACTGCGCCCTCTGTGGCATCTTCGTTTAGATAATTTTTAAATGAACCCATGAACACTCCGTTATGTAATTCTTATATTTATCCGAAGAAATTGTCTAGGGCACCAGTATTCATATAGTCATTTACAAGATTGAATTCACCTTTTTTCTTACTAAAACACCAGATTGGTTCAATGTAAATCTTATGCATAAACTCATCTAAGTTCTCAACATTCTTTGGCCTTTGCATAATTCTCATACCCATCTGACCACAGAAGGTTGCACCTCTTTCAGTAAGATTATCAATCAAATCATCACTTGCATAGTATCTCTTTGTCTTAATTTTTGGATCCATGATGTTGACGAATTGATAACCATTGTCACTCAAAGAATCAAATGTCTTTTGATTTACAGGCAAATAGAAACCATCTCGCCATTCTTCATAAGTTGTATATCTTGACCATGATTGTTCATTTGAATGTTTGCCTGTTGTGTTATATTTCTCTGTTGCAAAATAAGGCGGTGAAGTAAATGCACAATCAATCTTAGGCAGAACAGAATAATCAAAGTCTTCTGCTGGGCATCTATGAATCTCAACCCGTTTGACACCTTCAACAATGAAGTGTTTATCATCTTTTACAGTTCTTGGTCGCCCACCTAAGAATCTCTCATAGACTAAACATTGTTCATAATACTTTTCAAATGTTTGGTCATTAGGATCTGTACCATAATATTCATCTGCATCTGACGAATAGAAACCGGCCAATCTATCACCCCAACCACAAGATGAATCAAATACAGTTTTTGCATTTGTAATCTGATACAGAAACTTTGCGACTTGTGGTTTGAATTGTGTTGCAATATAGGCACTCAATCTAAATGAAGAGATATAGGAACTAACTGATAGTTCTTTGTTACCCAATCGCCACAATGCAAGAAATACACTTCGTAGGTTATCGTTGTTGTTCCATCGGTAAATAGGAGACTTGTAACCCCATGCATCGCAATTGTATCGCAACTCTTGATGAAAGTAATTACTCACATTGTTAAATTGTGAACCCATTTGAATGACACCAAGACCATGAGTAGCATATTTTCTACCATAGTCTTCAAACTTCTCCAACACTAAATCTTTCACTTCGTCATGTTGTTGAAATGTTGACTTTAAATCAGACAATGATAAATCCCAAAAAGATTTCTGCATATCTGCAAAAGATATATCTCTTAATGGACAAGGTGGTTTTGTTTTTACAATGATATCAATCAGAGCCGCAACAATGGTCTCTTTATCAAATTGTGCATTGATATCAGACCATTGTTGTTCATTCAGAATTGGAACACCATTCTGATTACGATTGTCAAGTAAGTATTGGTTTAAGTTCATTCAAAGTCGTAAGATGATTGCATCATTAAAGTGTGTTTGCCCATTTCAAATAGACCAATACCACCAAGGAAATCTTTGCAACAGGTTGTAATCACAACTTCACCTTCAACATCTAAAGATGAAATGGCAAATTCTATAATCTCATCATCAACAATCATTTGACGAAAATTATCTATGATTTCAAGCAAGTCTTTTTTATAATCTTCTCGTTGAACCTGTTCTTTAGTAATTAAACTAAGCACTTTTTTATCTGTCATACTTTCATTCCCTCAAAGTTCTTTTTAAACTTACTCTCTCTGTTACCGAAAGTGTTTAGTGGTTTATCTTCTTGCCCAGCATCTACAATATCAGCCTGTGCGGATGGTTCTGCATCATACAATCTCATCTTTGCACGGTCAATACCCAAAACAAATCTTTTGTAATCATTTGGATCACCATAACGATTCTTCAACTGTTTAACAAGAATCTGACCCAATGCTTCAAGTTCTTCATTACTTACCAACGCAAACATAAAGTCTGCCGTTGCAGGCAAACCAAACGATTCACTTGTATCTTCTAGTCCAGGATCCGATGAAGAGAAACCAGACCTTGTTGTTTGTGTCGCACTTACAATTGGCAAAGCATTTTCTACTGCAAGACCTCGCAATTCTTCTGCAATAGACTTGATATATGAATAACTGTTTACATTCGCACCAGGTTTAATTCTAGCAGAACAACAGATATTCAAATAGTCAATGAAGATGATATCAGGTTTAAAGTTCTTCTTAATCGCCAAGTCATTTAACAATGCACGGAAGTGTAGAACACTAGCACTTGCAGTTGGATATTCTTTGATGATTAGTTTGCCGTGTGTCTTACTCTTCAATGCAGAAAACTTTCTTTCATAGTCTTCTTTACTGAGTGTGTGTAACTCATTCAAATCTATATTTAGCAAATTTGCATCGATTCTTTCAGCAATCTTTTCTTCTGCCATTTCCATTGTGATGTATAGAACATTATGGCCTTGTGATAGACAACCAGATGCCACATGACACATGAACAAAGATTTACCAACACCAGTACCTGCAAGTGCAATGTTTAGTGTTTTGATTGGTAAACCACCTTTTGTAATCTTATTAAAAAGGTCGAGGTCAAATCTAATGCGAGATTCTACTCTGTGATATGCTTCATATCGAGCATCAGAATCATTGATGTAATCGTGACCAACAGTATTGTCGAATGAAACACCAAGTGCATCACTCAATAACTGTGGGATTTCACCCTTAGATTTGTTGTGGGATTTGCTGTCGAGAATACCAACAGACTCCATGATTGCATTATAAATTGCCTTATCTTGGCAAAACTTTTCAGTCTGGTCAATTAACCATGGAGTCTCGGTTGGTTCTTCTTTTGCTTGATTCAATTCATTAAGAAGACCAATTGCACCTTTCACTACTTCTTCTGAAACATCTTTCTTCTCTGTAAAATTAATTACAAGGGCTTCGTGTGTTGGTGGATTCTTGTAGTGATTGGTAAAATCAAATACTTCTTTGAATACTGTCTTCTCTATGTTGTCAGAGAAATAATCCGGACGAATAAATGGTAATACTTTCCGTGAGTATTCCTCGTTATAGATTAAGTTCTTTAGAATAGTCTGTTCTAATCTGTTCATTTGCTTGTGCCGTTAATATTGAGGTGAGGATATCACCCATAATTGTATGCAAATTTTCATCACTTGTCAACACATCAATGTCGTGTTCACCTGAATGAATAATTGTATACCCAAATTGTAACCTTGCGAATTCGCCTTCTTCAACTACTCTGGCCTTTTGATAGTGATAAAGGACACCTTCGTATCCTTTTATCGATAACCCTATACCAGTTAGTTGTCCTTCAGCACCAACAAGGTCTAAATCTACATAATGAAAATCAACGCCTTCTTTAAGCATCTTCGGAGATTTCTTCTTCCAGAACAGGAGTCTCTCCCATAATGTTGCCATATGCAATTCCATATTTTTGATTTACGAATTCTTTAAATTTCGCATCTTTAAGTAAAGGCTTCCAGAAGTCATCAGTTTGTGTGGCATCAAAGCGAACTTTGTCACCAATCTCTCCAGTCTTCTGGTCAACCTTTGCATACCAACCTGGTGATGGTTTAGATATAAAATTACCATCAATCGCAATGTCGACCAAGCCAGAATACTTTTGAATACCACCATCGAAGGAGACCGAAATAGGAATCTTAGATTTCTCTTTAACATAGCGAGACTTCTCCACATTGATGATAAAATTGTAACCAGTAATTTCAGTACCAGTCTTCTCTTGTTGTCTGCCAAGAATGTAGATGTTATCAGCAGAGTAATAAGAACCTGTGCCACCACCAACGATATCTTTCGGGAACATACCAATCTCTTTGTATGTGTGATTCACAACAACCATTGAAATGTCTTTGATGTTCAAGTGTGGTGTTACCATGCGGAACAAACTCTTAACTTGTTTAGCACGGGACATATCTGCAACAGATTTACCTTCAAGTGCATCTTCAACTTCTTTCTTAGATGCCAAGTTACCAATAGAATCTAGTATGATGATTAGTTTATCACCACGATTCACATCAGCTAATTGTTGCATGATATCAAACTTCAATTGTTCAATGTCAGTCAATGGTGTGTGTAACACTCTGTCCATATCAATCTGAAATGTCTCAAAGTATTTTACAGGAGTACCGAACTCTGAATCATAGAATAAAAGAACGGCATCTTTGTATTTGTCCATATACGCTTTAGCCATCAGAAGACTAAATGCCGTTTTAAAGTGTTTAGATGGACCTGCCCACATTGTGAGTCCAGGAATAATGCCACCATCTAGTTTGCCGCTGAGTGCAACATTAATCATTGGTACATCTGTTGGTACCATATCCTTCTCAGTAAAGAATTTCGACTTTGATAAAATCGCACTATCTTTAATTGAAGAATTTTTCTTTAGTTTGTCTAGTAAACTGCTCATTAAAAAGAACCTCCATCCATTTTGGTAATCTTGTGTTTAGGAATAATCTCGTTGTCCATAAAGGATTCTACACTAATAACAGGGCTGGTGTCAAGCACTTTCTTCTTCTTTACCTTCTTAGAAGTAATTTCAGGTAAGTCTTCTTCCTGTTTTAGTTTTTTATAGGTTTGATTTGCCGCAATCAATAGTAAAACGGCAAGGGGATCAAATACAATAATGATAGTGAATATTACTAAGCGGACAGCTTTATCTATGAAGCCTGGATCATCTTTTGTATAGAAAATCTCGGCAATGTATTTGATTGGACCCACTTCTGCCAATAACTGATTTTCTTCTTTCAGTAATGGCAACTTTTCAGTAGATAACCTCTTCAACTCTACCTGTGTTTCTTGTATTTGTTTATCCAGTTTGTTGCTTGCGGTAGATGGGTCTTTTGCTCTTGCAAGTAAATAATCCAATCTCTCTTTAGCAATCTTCTCTTGTGTCTCAATTGTTTTTAATTCAGTTGAGTTTGCACCAACTACAATGTTTGATTCAATGTGTGCTCTTGAAAGATAACCAAAAATACCCATACTTGTAATTGCCATTAGCAAGATGATAGCAATTAAAAAATAGTATTTCATCATCTTTGCAGTTTCTTTCCAATTATTATATAACCATGATACTGTCACCAACTTAGAGATTTCAAGTATTGAACCCATAAGAATGATTGGCCAGAATGAACCTGGAAATATCTGTGCAAGACCTATTACTGAATAGTAGGCTGCAACTGCTGAAAGACCAATTGCTGTAATGAATGGAAGGAAGACTTGTATCATGGATTCTTTTTATTGTGAGGTACATCAAAAACAAATGTTATTCGTACTTCATCACCAACATTCTCTGTGCCATGTGGTTTCTTGTTATCAAACCATAATAGAGTTCCTGGTTCAACAATCACTTCTTCATCACCACAATGATACTTATAACGACCTTGTATCGATAAATGATATCGGTCTTTAGTTTGGTAATAAGTTCCTTGGTCTATATGAGTTCCAACAATTTCACCAACTGGTAGAGACAAGAAACCACACCGAGAGTGTGTATGAAAATGTCTCTTCATAAACTTAACTATCTCGGTGTGTCTATCATACGCAGGAGTTTTAATACAAATTTCAGTATTATATGCCATCTCTCCAACTTTAGTGATTGCACCCATTACTAACTGCAATACGCCAGCTTCAATCTTGTGAAAATCAGGATCGATTTGTTTAGCACCATCAATCTGTTTTTGATTACCCCAATCTTCTTTATACTTTTCTAATTGAGATTTAATCTTAGACACATTGATGCCTGTTCTGATAACTCTAATATCAGCCAAAGAAACTCTCCAGACTGTTTCGTTTCTCAGTAGACCAACCCATACAATCTAGTACAACTTTAATTGGTTCGATAAATGCTTTTTCAAATTGCAAATCATAATCAATATATTCTTGTAGACCAAACTCAACAGGCAATCTGCCAGGATAACTAATGACCATATCTTTAAAAGGATTTGGTTGTTTGATGTAAGTAAATTTAACTTTCTCACCTTCTTGTATCTTTGGATACTTTTTATCAAGACCCATTTTCACAAGATAGTGATTGTACAAAATTGCACCCTTAACATGAATCGGTGTGCCTTTCTTATACATGATAACAGAATCGGCATAATCTTTCAGACCATTCAATCCTCTTGGAAAAGAAATATCTTCAACGGGAAGTTGTTTGAAATTCACTTTGAAATCTGCAATGAATTCGTGAATATCATTCTCAGTTCCTTGCATCATAATCTTAATAGACTTTTTCATCTTCTCACGGATAGCAGATGGAGTAGATGACTTGACCATTTCAAGACCCATAACTTTCATGTGCGGTTCATTGTATGCAACACCTTCGTTGTTATACACATTAAGAATGTATCTCTTCTTGGCAGTCCAGATACCTTTATCTGCCAATGCTTCTCTCTTCATTTGCATTTTTTGGGCAAACGCATGAACATAGTCAGCAAGATTCTTGTAGCTCTCATCAATAGATGGTTGAATCTTATCCTCACAGACACGGTCCATGAAGGCGATAATTTTATTAGTATCTGTCTTGTCTTTATGCACTTTGTCAACAAGTGGACCAAGCTTAAGATAAATCGAATCTGTATCCGAGGCGATAACATAGTCTTCTTCCGTTTTCAATAGGTTATTCATATAAGAATTGAGATGTTTTTCAATCCAACGAATAGACAATTGACCTGCAAGTGTAACTGCAAGTGCCATTCTCAAATCATAGAAACGGAAATATTGTGAACCTAAAGCGCCATATGCGGAGTTTAGAGAAACTTTCTTTGCAAGTTGTAGATTATCATATCTTGCAATTCGGTTATTAATCTCATTTTTCTTAGACTCATCTTTTTCATTCTCATACTCTTGTTTAGCTTTCAACATTAGTTTTTTGAATTTACTTCTGTCGATATACATTTCTTCCAACATCTTAGGTAAGAAACCTTGTTTGTCAGTACGAAAGAATTGACCATTCGGTGTGATTGTAACACCAGATAGTTTTGATGTATCAACTTTCTGCTCAATCATCTTATCAACAGAAACGCCATTAGAAATAACATCTCGCATTTCTTTGGTGTAATCATTAACTTCAATCAGAGTTTCTGGTGAAATATTATACTGCATCATCAAGTGTGGATACAAACTGTTCAAGTCAAATGAAGCAACCCAATCGTGTTTGCCAACTTGTACTTCTTTAACATATGCACCTTCAAATGCAGATGATTTACTATTGTTACTCTTTGGTGGAACAATAATGTTTCTCTCAAACAAATAATTGTTGATTAGAGAATCCCACATTCTTGTTTGTGCAAAGATATCTTCATAGTTTGTTTTAGTATCATACGCAAGAGTAAGACCCAACTCAATCAGTTTTAATTTCTGTTCAAGTTTAAGAACCAACTCCACATCTTTAATGTTGTATTCAATAAACTTTTGATGATTCAATTTGTACAATTGATGTAAGTTATCAAACTCTTCATATGAGATTTTACTCTCACCGAGTTCAACATTACAAATATTGTTTAGTGAATATGATTCTTGTGATTTACCACCTGGCGCATACCATCTGTATAACTCAATGTAATCTAGTGTAGATACACCAACAAAATCATATGCAACCAACTCACGGTTGTTCATTACAGTTTTGCGGCTGTTGATGTAACCCCATGGTGATAGTTTCTTTGTTTCGTCTTCACCAAGAATTTTGTTGAATCGATTTACGATATACGGAATATCAAAGAACTTAATATTCCAACCTGAAATTGCATCAGGACAATTCTCTTCCCAAAATCTTAGGAACTTCTTGCAAAGATTGTATTCGTCATCACACTTGATATAGACTTCATCGCCTTGTACTTTGTAATCACCACATGCAAATACAGTCATTGCACCATTGATATACTTAATTGCAATCGCTGTGATTGGTTCATTTGCAAGATATGGGTCAGGAAATCCATTCTCTGAACCAACTTCGATATCAATTATCGCAACAGACAAATCTTCCATCTTCCAATCAACCATGCCTTTGAATTCATCTGCAATGAAGGCATATTGATAAGAAGAATTACCAAAGATTTTAAAGTTACTTACTTCATCATATCTTTTAATGAAGTCTCTCGCCTCTCTGATAGATTCGAATTTCATCGGCTCGAGAAACTCACCGTCAAGTGTTTTGAAGGTAGTTTCTTTTTTTGCTGGCAAAAACAAAGTAGGCGTGTAAGCTACTTTTAACTTAACACGCCTGCCTTCTTTAACACCACGATATAATATGTTGTTGCCAATACAGGCAACATTTGTGTAGTATTTACTCATTCATATATTATATCAGATTTTTGGAATAGCAGAGGCAATTTCGATGCCACTACCAAACATTTTACTGTATTGATTTTCAAGGTCTTTGCTTGGTGTAGTAATACACAATACATTGTCCATCGAAAATTTAATGCCTGTAGTAAACTCTTCTGCAAAATCTAAGAATGGGGCAAAGCCCATCATCGGACCATCTTTAGTTGGTTGTACTACTACTTGAACTGGTTTGGTAATGATAACTTCATTATCACTTGTGCAGTCCACTCCTGCGAGAATCGTATGATTCGTTTTGAAGGTTACGAGCTTCGTTGTCATATAATTTAATTTCCAATACTGAATTAATGGGTTGTTTATTTGAAAAATCTACAGCATCAGCAAGTGTATCAAACTCTTTGAATGATACAGCTGATGTGCCGTTCATATAGTAACACACTCTATACATTGACAGGTGTCCTAGCAGGCAATACGCCAATAGTTACCCATCGTTTGGGAAAAAGCATTTCCCTTCCACGATAGTCGTTCATGTCTGCGGATGGATCTTGCACCCACCCAAGAACCTCAACCATGTTGTCAAAGTCCCGCAAATACAAATCATACCTATCTGCCCTAGGCAACTTGTATTCTACTGCGAGTTTTTTTGCCAATTCACGAATGTTCATTACTATACCTCTTTATTTAAATTAACTTACTTTATGCATTATAACATAGTCTATGTTAGATTGCAAGCTTTTTGTTAGATGATTGCCTTAGATGGTTTCATAGTCTTCTTTACCACATCCACATTCAGGACATAGAAAAGTATCAGGCAACTCTTCCCATTTACCTTCTATTTCTTCATCGTGAACATGACCACATACTACACATACATGTTCCATTATAGTTCTCCCAATTTTTGTTGATATGCTTCTGCATGACGCTTTTCTACTTTAGCGAGAGCAGCAAATCGTTTCTCCGCTTTAGCTAATACAGACTTAAATTGTTCAGCGTGTTCGATTGATTCATTAATCTGTTCTTGGAATTCTTGAACTGCTGTATGTCCTTCTTGTGCGGCTTGTTCTTTGAATGTTGGATACATTGTAGTGAACTCATATGTTTCACCTTCAATTGCTTTTTCTAAACATTCCTTTGTTGATGGTTTACCAATCAACAACTCAAGATGACCCCATGCATGAAGTAATTCTTGGTCTGCCGTGTGCCAAAAATGTTTCGCAACATCTTCAAAGCCTTCTTCCATGGCAATCTTCGCAAAGTAGCGATACTTAATATGTGCCATCGACTCACCAGCCAAAGCACTTTCTAAATTTTTAATTGTAATTGACATATTTTTCTTTCACTTTTTAACAAAACTTTTAAGGTCGGGTGGTTTCCAACCCTCAGGTTTCAATACTTTTCCGTCTTCTCTTTTAATTACTTTTCCTGTTGCTCTATCAATCTTTGATAGATTGGATCTGGCAACCTCATTCCATGCACCATGTACTTGAAAGTTTTTCATGTAACAGTAACCAAGAATTACCCAAATCATGTCCATGCAAGCATCAAGTTGTTCAACATCATCTCGCATAATTAACGCTTGACAAAATTCATCATACTCTTCAGCAATTAAACTTCGATACAAATGAACATTATCCGGTGATGGTTTCTGTTCACAAGCCTCAATAAAAACTTTAACATCAAGTGCCATGTCAGACATGATTAGCCTTTCTTTTTCAATTCAGACTGATAGGTTCTAGTTCTCAATTCAGAAGAACTGAATCTATGATTACGGGAGTTAAACCAAATTTTAATACCACGGTCTTCACAGATTTGTTTACCTGTAAATTCTTTGTCTTTGTATTCTTCACCAATGATACGAACACCAATCGGCAGAAACATCAACAAGTCTTCAAGGTCTTTCTCTGTATCATAAACAATAATCTGGTCGATAAACTTAACAGCAGACAATTGAACATACCTTTCAACAACAGACTGAACAGGCTTGTTTTTAGTTTCTGGTCTATCAATTGTTGGATCACTTTGAACACCAACAATCAAATAGTCACAGATATTTTTACACTCAGCAAGCATTAGAATATGCCCAGCATGAAGTAAATCAAAAGTTGAACAGGTAAAACCTACAGGTTTACCTATCATATTATCAGGTAGCACTAGCATCTCTTTTTTCCTTACTAAGGTTCTTTATAAAAACAGCCCCATCTTTCAGCTGATAGTCAAGCGTGTCGCCGATTTGCCAATTAAGTTCTTTTACCAACTCATCAGGCAATTCAACAATTGCATCACCATTCTCACAAATTTCTGTCACTTTAGCTGTGTATATCATATCATTATCATTTCAACATTACATTTATTTAAGAAGTCTATACCATCTGTATTCTTATAACTGTTGCGATAATATACAGACTTAATACCAGATTGATAAACTAACTTTGCACAATCTAAACAAGGTGCATGTGTGATGAACATACTTGCACCATCACTTGAATTGGTTGACCTTGCAATCTTGGCAAGTGCATTAGTTTCAGCATGAAGAACTTCTGGTTTAGTTTTTAAACCTTTTATAAACTTTTCATCTTCTTCTATTATTATTTCGTCTTCGCAGTTGTTATCCCAACCACTAGGCATTCCATTGTAACCAATGCCGATGATGGTGTTGTCTTTTACAACAACACAACCAACTTGTAATCGCCTTGCAGAAGACAACTGAGAATAAACCTCAGCCGCCTTCATATGTGCATCAGCGAATTTATTCGGCAACATTCGGTTTAGACTTGTCTTTTTTACCGGACTGTCTTTCCATTTTTCTGGAATGTAGATGTGCTTGAATCATAAGATTCTTGTATTCATTTCGTTCAACGGCATTAACAAAAGTTGCCATTGTTCGTTTTACTTGCTTGGGGAGTTTAAAGTTTTTATCAGGTTTCATAATCATATTATATCAAATAATTCTATAGAGGTGTGGCAATAATAGGGGTCATTGCGACCCCTACCGTTTATACTGCTTCTTGAAGCAGTTTTGGATTGTTGAAGTTTAGTTCTTTACTAAATTCAACTTTCCTTGGTTTCTTATGTTCTGGAATTATATTCTCCAAAGCAATTTTAAGAATACCATCTTTGAATTGGGCACCACGAACCTCAATCGAATCATTCAGCCGAATAGACTTAGTGAAAGAGCGAGTAGCAATGCCACGATACAAATAATCCACTTCAGTTTGGTCTTTCTTTTCACCCTTAACGATTAGTGTACCGTCATGGATTTCAACATCGACCTCATCTTGGCCAAAACCAGCAACTGCCATTTCAACGACATACTTGTTGTCATCTAGTTTGATGATGTTGTGTGGTGGAAAAGATGTGTTTCTTGTTGGTGTAGTACCGTCAACAAGTCTTTCGAGCTCATTGAAAATATTATCGAACCCAACAAACTGTGGATATAATGCTGTAAAGCGTGTCATAGTTTTCTCCTATTAAGCGAGTTATAAAAATGTGACCCCTAAGGCATCACGGTTTTATTTAGTCACCAAGACATAAGCGTCCTTGTTGACCAAATAAATTCTATCAGGTAATTCTTCTTTGTATACTTTAATGAATGTGTAAGTACCTTCGGCAGTCACATCATTAATATCTTTACAATAGACAATCTCTCCATTGTAGCGGTTTTTCAATTTCACAAGTTTCATAATTTAATCTCATTTTAATGTTCGTGTAGTTTTTTGCCAATGTTATATTTAGCAATTAATTCCCAATCATCTTTCTCTTTGAAGGAGATTATTTTAATCTGATGTAACGGTGCAATATTGTCTTCTAACAATTTGCGGTTAATAATCTTTACTAGACCCCATTCTTCTAACAAGTTTGCAATTGCATTTCTTCGCTGAATATCGTTCTCTGAAATGTTTGATGGTTTACCATCTAACGCAAATAATTCTTTAAAGTGGACAATGTAATATTGGCCTTGTTTGTGTAGAATGTGGCATGATTGATAAAGAACTTTCTCTTTGCGAGAAGATACACCAATTCGGGTGAGAGTCTCCCTAACTTTTAAAAAGTCATCTTGTTCGTTGAGTGTTACCTCAACAAACTTATTCAAGTCTACCATTTTATTACCTCTTCAATCCACCGATATCGGTTTGTTCTTTTAGTTGTTGGATTTGTTCTTTACTGAGTAGGCGTGCAGCTTCTGATGCTTTCGAATCAGAGAAGCCAAAGACTTGTTTTATACATGATAAATCTTCACTTTTTGCAGACTTTACCCACTTCGTAAACGGCCGTTTTTGTGACCGCACGGTATTTAGTAAAAAGTCATTTTGTAACTTTTTGTCTAAGAAGTGGCTTCTGTTCATTTCATTTGCATACATGATACAGTCTTTGTGATAGGAAAGACCTCTATTGACCATAAATGGTGAATAATCTTTTTCTGTTAACTCATCAACAATTAACTGTTTCTTGTTTTGAAGAATTGCGTTTAGATAGTCGAATGGGTTACTCATGTCAGCATCCTAATCAAACCGATAGAATCAATGGTAGTTAGCAAGATGTAGTTAGCAAGCATGCCAAATGATTTCCGAGTATAACTAGCCCAAGCATACATGGCACAACCAGCGATCCACACAGGATAAAGAGTGAGAAGTGGAGGGTTGGGTACTGTAAGAGCCATCGTGATGGAGCAACCAATACTAACAGCCCAAGCAAGTAACTCAATAGCAAAACGAAACTTATTAGAAGAATAGTCATCACGAATCCATTGAAAGGTTGGTCGAAATAAATCTAATATCATACAAAATCACATGTTGCCATGAGTTCGGTTAGACATGCAACCATATTGATTTCTTGGTCAGCAACAAATGCCTGTTTGTATTGATACTCTGCAATAATAATAACTGCTTGTGGAATAGATTGTGGTTTCATCACATCATACAATGCATCATACAGTTGACGGAATAAAACATTCGCATCAATATCTGTACCACCAACCCATTTACGAATTGCACCAAAGTCTTTGTCTTTGATGTGCTTAGTAATCTCAGTAAGTTGAACATTACCAATCTGTGCAAGAACACCAGTATCAATCTTACCAAACTGTGAGTATCGTTGCAACTCATTTAGAATACGGCGATTGTCTGGAAAGTGTTTCTTAATTAATTCTGCAATAACTGAATCAACAAACTCAACTTTTTCACTTTGCAAAATCATCTGAACTCTCTTAAAGAAAGCAGATGCCATCTTGGCCTTCTCACCGTTCTTCAGATTGAAATCGATAACTGCACAACGACTATGCAATGGTTCAATGATACGAGTTTTGTAATTACAAGTAAAGATGAACGAACAGTTGCCTGCAAACTCTTCAATCGCATTACGAAGCGCAGGTTGTGTTGAATTGGGATTTAGATAATCAGCCTCATCAATAATGATGACCTTACGACCACCAGTTAGTGACATAGACGAAGCATAGTTTTTGATTTTGACACGGAATGTATCAATACCAGATTCGTCTGAACCATTGATTACTATAAAATCGCAACCAATCTCATTACACATAGCCTTTGCAATGGTTGTTTTACCAACGCCTGCACCGCCACTCAGTAAGAGATTGGGGATTTGTTTTTGATTAACATACTCCTGAAATGGTTGTTTCAACCTCTCAGGCAGTATGCACTCTTCTACCGTTTTAGGACGATACTTCTCTGTCCATAATAAATGTTCCATCACAATACCTCATAATATAAATTTAAAAATCAAAGTTGAGCTTTGAGCTCATTAATACGGTGTTCTAAAACCGTTGCAGCAGTATTGAAATGACCAGTACCTTCTTCATCAGGTTTGAAGTAGTATCGCAACAGAGTTTCTTTTTCTGTTTCTAACACAGCAATGTATTCTTGCTTTGTTAATTTAGGAAAGACTGATTGTTTTTGCTCAATTTGAACAAGTGGCGTTTCTTCATCATCAGGAAATGCGTCAGAGTATTTCATAATTAAGCCGCCTTCTCAAACTTAGAACCTTGTTCAGTTGTAATCCAATACTGAAGTGGTTGTGTTTTGTGTTTGAAGTTTGATATGCCCTTTGAAGAGATAGAAACATCATAACCACCGGCAAGAATCTTACTGATATTCTCTGTTTTGAATACCATACGATACTTACTGCCGTCACCATCACCAAGAGCAAGTGCATCGGTGTGTGCGGAGTCATTTGCCAAATCGATAGTTACGATATTGATTTTCTTACCATCAGATTCAATAGCAACCTGTGGTGAAGATAGAACGGATGCAGCTCGCATAACCCAATCATAGTCTTCAGCAGAAAGAGTGAAGTTAATCTCTGCATCAGGCATTGTCAATTGTTTCTCAGGCGGAACAACAATCATTGTAGGTTCACAGAATCGATATTTAATCTTACTGCGACCTTTGTTACCAACGATAACAACATGTTTCTCATCGAACTCAAATGTTGGATCGTCTTTGTGTAGTGATACGACAGACAAGAAATTGTTCAAGTCATATACACCGAAGTCTGCTGGAATATCTTCTTTGATATCTACCTCAGCGAGAATATTTTTATGTGAAGAAACTGTTTTAAGTTTCTTGCCTTTCTTAAACATGATGCCTTGATTAATAGCACCAAAGTTCTTTAACACCGATAGTGTGTCGTTTGATAATTTCATATAATACCTTTCATAATTAAGAATTGTCACCAACAGAATACATTATATCATGTTCATACAGAAACATGAGGCAACAAAGAGCATGAGCAAGGTGATTTTTTCCTGATTCAGGATCATTTTGCTCACCTTCTTTCCATGCCCATAAATGCCTTTGCATTGCATCAAAGTATCTCCGTTTGGAATCTGGAACATGTTTCCAGTTATCCGGTTCATACTTCTCTGCACCAAAGGTCAAAATTTCAACTGTAGCTTTTAATGCAAGTGGTGGCAGTAAACCATATTGTAGTTTACCACCATCAAACTT